CAGAGATTAGACGATAAATGGGAAGTCATATCAGGCGATATTATGGGACGTGCGATAGAAGGCACTCCGATGGTGTTCTGTGGGACCCGATACTCGATATATGATCCCATAGGCCGTGTCCAGGAGTTCGCCAAGACCCAGAATTGGCGGTGGAAGGCTCTTGAGATACCCGCATTAGACGAAAATGACGAATCTAACTACGAATACACGAAAGAAGGGCAGAAAATCTTCACTTCGGAGTATTTCCGTCAGCAGAGGGATCTTTTAAGCGCTGAACAATGGGAATCAGAGTTCCAACAGCAGCCATTCGAGGCAAAAGGTCTGATGTTCAACAAAGATGAGCTGAATTACTACTACGAATTGCCCGATAAGGACCCCGATAGCGTGATAGCGGTGGCAGATACCGCAGAACGAGGAAGCGACAGTACTGCAATGCCCGTTGCGTACCTATACGGGGACGATGTCTACATTGCTGATGTGGTATTTGACAATTCTGCACCGGAAATAACGAAGCCTGAATGCGCAAATATGCTGATAAAACACAAAGTAGTGTCTGCTACATTCGAATCCAACAATGCCGGAGAGTATTTTGCGAGAGATGTATACAAAATATGCGAAACCAAAGGCTACAGGTTCAATTTGAGGACGAAAAGGACGATTTCCAACAAAATGACCCGTATAGAGATGGCTTCAGACGGCATAAAGAAGAATTTTTACTTCAGGCATCCGTCAACGGTAGCGAGAAACTCACAATATGCGGAATTTATGAAGGAAGTCACCACTCTTACGAGAACGGGCAAGGTTCCGCACGATGATGCACCAGATTCATTGAGTTTATTGGAGAATGAGATCCGGAACCGCACCAGGGGAAAGATCGAGATCCTCGAACGCATCTTCTGACACAACATATTGTGGGTTATAGAAAATAATACACCACATATTGTATATTTTACTTGACTTTTTGCACTTCTTGTGGTAGGGTTTAGCCGTAAAAAGAGACGGAGAAAGGGCGCAGATGAAAAAAAGACCTCGTGTTATGTTTGGAAGATCCGAGATAGTATCGGATGCGAAAGAGATAACCCGTGACAACATCATAGAACAACTCAATGTAGCTCTTGTGACCCACATAAAGAACCAGGGCGAGATACAGTATCTGTATGATTATTACAGAGGCAAGCAGTTCATTCTCGAAAGGGAAAAGAAGGTACGCCCCGAAATAATGAATCTTATAGTGGAGAACCGAGCGAATGAGATAGTGTCCTTTAAGACCGGCTATCTTATGGGCGAACCTGTTCAGTATGTAGGGCGCAACGAATCACCCGAAATAGCGTCCAAGATAAACAAGCTGAACGAGTACGTCTTTGCAGAAGATATGGCCTCCAAGAACAAGGAGTTAGCCGATTGGATGCATATTGGTGGCATAGGCTACAGGATAGTGTTGCCGGATGTGTCCCTGACCCAAAGGGAGAAGGACGAATCTCCTTTTGAGATCTATACGGGAGACCCCCGAACCACATTCGTAGTCAAGACGAACAACCTTGCGAGAGACCCGCTGTTTGCAGTACTGATAAACAACAAGGTCGATGGCACTACAAGGTACTATGTCTACACCAAAACCCGTTACTATGAGATAGAGTCAAACACCATTTGGGTCGATGCCCCTAACCCTTTAGGCGAGATACCCATCATAGAGTATCCCGCAAACACCGCAAGGTTAGGAGCCTTTGAGATAGTCCTTCCTTTATTGGACGCTCTTAACAGCGTTGACTCGAATGCGCTTGACGATATCGAGCAGACCGTCCAGGCGATCCTTATCTTGAGGAACGTAAACCTGTCATCAGAGGACTACGGAAAACTTCTTGAAGAGGGTGCCTTGAAGGTGACCGATGCAGACCCTACGATGCCCGCAGAAGTCAAGTATATTACCGCCCAATTAGGCGTTAATGAAACGAAGATGGCAGCGGATCGCATCTATGAGTCCATACTGACGATATGCGGTATGCCTAACAGGAATGGTGGTTCATCCACCTCTGACACGGGGGCAGCGGTCATTATGCGTGACGGGTGGAGTTCTGCTGAAGCGAGAGCGAAAGACACAGAAGCGATGTTCAAGAAGTCGGAGAAACAGGCTTTGAAGTTGATGCTGAAGATAATAAAAACAGCAGATGAGCTTGATCTCCGCCTTGCAGACATCGACATCCGCTTCACAAGACGTAATTATGAAAACACCAAAGAGAAGGCAGAAGTGCTTACGATGATGCTGAACAATGAGAAGATATCACCGCTTTTGGCATTCACACATTGCGGAATGTTCAGCGACCCGCAGGTAGCATACAAGATGAGCGAGGAATATGGACAAGACACAGGAGAACCTGAAGAAAATGATACCCCAGATAGCAAAGATTCTGGAGCGAGGTAATTCGGCAGAGATCAAGAACCGCAAGGATGACATCATCGTCTTGGAAGTTAAGCGCAAGATAGTGGCCTCCAAGGAGAAATAAATCCCCTTTTTTCTACCTTCATAACTCGTCCCCTGGGAAACCAGGGGGCAAAGACCGAACGGGGTCAGCGAAATGCTGACCCTTTTTATATTGCCGTTTAGCGTAACGGGAGCGCATCGGGTTTTGATCCCGTAGGTGTTGGTTCGATTCCAACAGCGGTAGCCACACCATTCCCCACGGCCTCTCAACGATGCACAATGTGGGGCAAAGTCAGAGAAGACCAAACGCACAAGTGAGAGAACACCAAACGCAAAATGTCAGAGAAGACGATAAAACGCAAGGAGGAACATATGAAGATTGACGTTAGCACCATTGAAGGCTATCAGGAAATGACAGCCGAGCAGAAGTTGAAAGCACTCGAATCATTCGAGATAGCAGACCCCGATTACACAGGCTATGTGAAGAAAGAGCAGTTTGACAAGGCCACATCCGAGGCAGCGGATTGGAAGAAGAAATACCACTCCAAGTTATCGGAAGACGAACAGGCAGAGATAGCAAGAAAACAGGCGCTTGAAGAGATGCAGACAGAACTTGAGACCTTAAGAAGAGAAAAGTCCGTGTCTTCCTACACCGCTGATTATCTCTCATTAGGCTATGACGAGGCCTTGGCGAAAGAAACTGCCGAGGCGATGGCTGACGGAGACTTCAAGAAGGTGTTTGCTAATCAGAAGAAGTTCAAAACAGAATTTGAAAAAACAATAAGAACCGAGATCCTTGGAGCAACACCGAGGCCATCGGGGACAGGCGGAACAAAGAACATCACAAAGGCAGAGTTCCTTAAATTGTCCTATGAAGAACAGATGGCATACATCAAGGATCACCCTAATTATCAATCAGAACTTAAATAGGAGGAAATTATGGCAACATATCTTAACTATCCTTTTGATCCCGAACTGTTTCTGTACAATTGGAAGAATGCAGAAGACCCTGTCAAGACAAGACTGTTCGAGTCATCAGCAGTAGTAAACAACCCCGAGATTCAGAGACTCATTTCCAACGGAAGTGACTTCTATACCATTCCTTTCTACGCAGTACTTGGCGGAACACCCGAGAACTACGATGGAGCAACAACCATCACACTTGATACTCCTACAGGCGTAGCACAGAACGGTATCGTATACGGCAGAGCGCACGGATGGAAGGCACAGGACTTCGTAGTTGACTACAATTCCGGTGCAGATCCTATGACACAGATCGCTTCCCAGGTAGCACACTATTGGAACAAGCAGAGACAGGCAACAATGCTCGGCATCCTCGGTGCAGTATTCGGAATCACCGGAAACGCAGGCTGGACAGCACATACCACAGATATCTCTTCTGCTTCCACCACAATAACCGCTGCTAACAAGCTCGGTGCTACTACCGCAGGTGACGCAATCACCGCAGCCGTAGGCGATAATGCAGACAAGTTTGATCTTTGCTTTATGCACTCCGCAGTAGCCAATGGTCTTGCAGGACTTCAGTTACTTGACTTCCTCAAGTACACAGACGAAAACGGTGTACAGAGACCTTTAAGGATCGGCACATACAACGGACTCACCGTTATCGTAGATGACGGATGCCCCGTAACCGCAGCAACACAGAGCGTAGCAGCCAAGTACACCACATACTTCCTTGGCTCCGGTGCTATTCAGTTTGCTCCCGCTCCTGTCAAGAACGCTGCTGAAGTTACAAGAGACGCTCTTACCGCAGGCGGATATGATGCTCTCGTGACAAGAATCAGAGAGACCATTCACCCCAACGGATTCAGCTTCACAAAGCCTGGTTCGGGATACACCGCATCCCCTACAACCGCACAGTTATCCGCATCGGCAAACTGGTCAATCGTAGCAGATCCGAAGAACATCGCTCTTGCAAAGGTAGTGTCCAACGCATAAGGAGAGACAATGTACTACATTGACACCAAGAACCGCATCTGGATGGAGTCTGAAAACGGTTTCGTTCAGGTCGGTATCGAAGCGAAGGACAAGGTGACCGTCATCAAGGAACTTGAATCGGTCACAGTAGTGCCTTCGGGAATAAAAGCAAAGAAGATAGACGTGGCCCAGACAGCCACCCTCGATACCATCGTGGCAAAGTTCCACATTTCCGAGGAAAACCCTATCAAAGTCAAGAAAGCGTCTAAATAAGGAGAGCGGAGATGGACTTATCAGAAAAACTTGAAATGTTGAAGACGATGGTGGACGAGACAGACGAGAATGTGCTGATGGCCTATCTCAACATCGCAGGGGACGTTATCTTGAGGAGGTTATATCCATACGGCACAGAAAGAACACAGGTCCCGTCTCCCTACGAGGTGCGGCAGATAGATATAGCCTCCTACCTTCTCAATAAACGTGGAGCTGAAGGAGAAGTCCTGCATATGGAGAACGGGATGAGCAGGACATATGCTGATGCATTAGTACCTCCTTCATATCTGCGTGGCATTGTACCATACGCACAAGTACCGAATGAAGACACAGAAACGTAATCAGACAACGATATATTATGCGAATTACACCGAGATGAGCGCTGAAACCATCACGGATGAGTGGGGTAATGTTCTTGAGACGGGAGAACATTCCATCACACGTTCAGAGCCTGTTGCTATCAAATTAGTGGTTTCTCCGGCAACAGGCAGAACGGCAGAAGAGATGTTCGGTGATCTTCAGGGATATGACAGGATTCTCGTAACAGAAAAGGGATGTCCCATAAACGAAAATTCCGTTCTGTGGATCGAGAATGACATAACTGAACCCCACGATTACATCGTGAAGAAAGTCGCTCGTTCGCTTAATTTCGTGCTTTATGCGGTGGCCAGAGTGGAGGTGTCCTGATGGAGATCACCATAAACATCGGCAACCTGGACAAGGCCATAAAAGACCTTGAGGCATATAAGAAGTCACTCGATGACAATGTGTCGAAGTTAGTGAGCAAGGTGACCGAATACGGCAAAGACGAAGCTATGCTTAACTTCAGTAATGCGCACTATGACGGCACGAATGACGTGAAAGTCACTTCAAAGGCTCACGGTCACGAAGGCGAGATAACGGCTGATGGCCAGGCGGTACTGTTCATCGAATTCGGCACAGGTATCTACCATAACGAATCCGAAACATATGGCAGGGATCTTGGGTATGGCTACGGCACCTATGGTCCCAAAGGCTTCCAGAGAGGTTGGGGTTACTTCGGTGACCCCGGCACGGATGGAATTCAGAGGAAGTCAGGCGTAGTCATCACACGAGGCAATGCCGCTAACAAATGTATGTACAATGCAATGAAAGGGATGCAGCGCAATGCCAGAAGGATAGCAAGGGAGGTATTCAAATGACCGCAAACTTAATAGCGAAGATATTTGATCCCATTGCTACCCAATTGCGTTCTCAATTTGATGGGATATACGTCACAGGCGAATATGTGGATGCTCCCCCTCGGTT